CTATGCGAGATGCCCAGCGTCAGATGACTTGGTTTGCATTGTTTGGATTGTTGCTATATCCATTCGCAGTAGTACTTGCATCATTAGTAGGATTAGATGAAGCACAAAAAACACTAGGTAGTATGGCGCCAACATATTTTGTTGCTGTTGCTGGTATAGTTGCTGCGTTCTTTGGAACACAAGCATACTCTAAAAAGAAATAGGTAAAGTAAATGGCTGATACTGTAAACGAATCCTTAGTTAAAGTAACTGAAGAACTGAAGGAAGCAAATCAACGCTCACTTGAAGCGTCTAAGGAACTTGGAAAAGTTACTGCGGCATCTAAATCGGGCGCATCTTCTATTGGAAGTGCAGTCAAAGAGGCGGTTGGACTAGATAAACTTGAATCAACGATTATGAGTTTGCCTGGCATGAATGTTGCTAAGGCAATTAAAGATGCTATCTTCAAGAAAAGAGCACGAATCAGAGATGAAAAGAATCTTGCTAAGCGTTTAGGTATCACCAGAGAACAACTAGTTTTCCAAGTAAAAGAACAAGAACTTCTTCAAGCACGAGAGAACGAATCAAAGGTTTTGATTGAAGCTGCTGAGAAACTAGGTTTTAATACAGATAGAATTGCCAGAGTAAATGAAGACGGCAATGCAGAATTAAACGGTACACTTAGAGAGTCTAATGGACAGTTTGTTTCGAGAGCAAATGCAAGTGCAGACGCTAACCTTGCTGCATTAAAAGACTTTTCTGGAAATCAAGAAAAAACTCTTTCAGAAGGTATTGGAAGTATGGTATCAGCACCGTCTGTTGACGGTGGCCCAAGTGGTGCATCTCTATCAGAGGATGCTGGAGAAGACAGAAGAGTAACACAAGCAACCCTTAATGAATCTGAAAAACAGACTTCGTTGTTACAACAAATTGTTGATGGCATTCTAGATGGCAATGATTCAGCTGAAGAGAGTGGTGGTGGATTACTGAGTAAATTGGCCAATTTACGTTTGGCCATGATGGGTGTGGGAGCAGCTGTTGGCGGATTTGCTACGAGAGCTCTAACTAAAGTTAAAGGTGTTGGTGGTAAAATTGCTGGCGGCGTACGAGCAGCTGGTAAGGGTGTTGCAAAAGGCGCTGGTGCAGTTGCAAAAGGCGCTGGTGGTATTGCAAAAGGCGCTGGTGGTATTGCAAAAGTTGCTGGAAAAGGATTACTCCGTGGAGCAGCAGGCGCTGCCAAATTTATCCCTGGCATTGGACTTGCAGTGACCGCTGCAATGGGTATCTTTGATGGTATGTCTGCTGGTATTGAAGAGTATAAGAAGTCTGGTAAATTAGGTGCGGCAGTTAAAGAAGGTATCGCTGGTGCGGCATCTGGATTAACATTCGGACTTGTATCACAAGAATCTATTTCTGCTGGTATGGATAAGATTGGTACATTTTTCTCTGATGGTTGGACTTCATTTACAAGTGGTGTAGGTAAAATTGCTGGTGGTATTGCTGATTTTGCAAAAGACCCACTAGGAACACTGTCTGAAGTTGGTACTGCACTGTCTACAAAATTTAGTGAAACCGTAACGTCAATTAAAGATGGGGCATCTGCACTAAACACTAAGTTCGCAGACTTGACAGGTATTGATGTTGGGGCAGGATTTGCAGCAACCGCTGGACTAATTAAGTCTGGTGCTGCAGCACTTGGTACTAAGTTTACAGAACTTACAGGCATCACAATCCCTACAGACTTCGCTAGTCTAAAGACAAGTATTGTTACTGGTGCTGCAGCACTTGGTACTAAGTTTACAGAACTTACAGGCATTGACATTGGCGCATCACTTACTGGTGCAAAGGACAAGATACTTGGTCTGGGAACAAAGGTTGCAGATGGATTTAATGGACTATTTGGTGAGGAAGGATTCAGTGTTGCTGGTGTCAAGACTGCAATCTCTGGTATAGCAGGTGCTGTCTCAGGTAAGTTTACCGAATTAACTGGTGTCAATTTACCATCATTCGCATCTATTACAACTGGTATAGCAGGAATTGGTACTTCAATTGCAACTGGACTTGGTTCATTGGGTGTTCCTACCTTTGCAGAAGTTACTGGTAAGATGTCAGGAATCGGTACTTCTATTGCTACTGGACTAGGTGCATTATCTATCCCTACATTCAGTGAAGCTGGTTCTGCAATGTCAGGACTTGCTGAAGGTTTGGGTAATAAAATTAGTGGAATGTGGGATAGTGTTACAAGTCTATTTTCATCTGCTGATAAGAAACAGTCAGATATTGATAAGATGAATGCACTTGATGAATCAAAAGAATCTGGATTATATACAACTAGACGTGGCAGAGATAATCTTTTAGATCAATCAAAAATATCTGAAGCATCAGATGTACAACTTCAAGCAATCCTTGATGATACAAAAGGTACTTCCGTTGGTGGTACAAATGATATGAGTAGTGAGAACATTGCTGCATTAGAAGAGGAACTTGCGGCTCGAAAGATTAACACAGAACTTAAAGTTGAGACTAATAAAGTTGAATCTAAGGGAACAGAACTTAAAGTTGAGACTAATGAAGTTGAATCTGATGCACTAAAGGTTAAAGTATTTGGTAAAGAGTACACGAAAGAAGAACTCATCCAAGCGAGAAAAGATGGTACAGTTAAGAGAAGTATAGCAACCTCTAAAATAAGAGAACTAGACATGATGGAGAAGAGGGAACAGATGAATGAAGCTGATGTTACCTCTGGAACATTTGTACAAGGTAAACTCGTAACTCCACCTGAGTCTACTCATAAAATGACTGATGGTTCTATGATGAAAGATTCTGATATGAAAGGTTCATCCTCCCCACTAGGTATGGGTTCTGAGTCAATCACTAATTCTGTTGTAAACTCAGCAGCTACTGCAAATGCAACTACTAGTAACTTGACGTATATTCCTTCTAAATTAGATACCACTAATAATATTAGTAGTAATAGTGTATCTACTAATGATATGCCTGCTGGTGCAGTAATGCAGGCAGATACAGTTATGATAAACACACAAAGAACTGTTGCATTAAGAGAACAGGGACTTGATACTCAACAGGCGGTTGCAATGGCACCTATGATATTCCAATCAAAGTCTAGTAGTAATGTGACTAATAATGTCAGTACTACTAAACCTATGATGATGCCAGTACCAGTATCTAATACAGGTGATGGTGGGTTTAACTTCTCAAACGGTTAATTACTTAACGTGTTTATTCGTCAGAACATCACCGTCTTTACCGACATATACTAACCACCCATCTTCATTAACTCTGAAGACATCGTGTGGTTGGTATAGGTGATACTCTTTATCACTACCGTCCTTTTGTTTACCCATCACTTCGCCAGGCCAATCGCCTTCAACTCTTAAATTCTTACCCACTTGGGTTATATTATACTCTACCCACATCATAATTCTAAATCCTTGATATGATTACCAATCTTTTCAAAGTACCCATTTGGGCCCACTCTGTATTCGTCACCAATCTCAAATTTACATTCGTCTAGAACGAAGAATTTATCGTCTTCAGCATCGTCTGGCATTATACGAAATCCATCCTTAAATGCTAGTAGTAGTAAGTTTTTCCACAACATGATTATACCTCATTATTTTGTTGTTGCAATGAATACACCATTCCAATCCTTTGGAAGTTTTTGTGTCTGCATGTATTCACATCTCTCAATCCACATGTCATAATACTTGTCTAATTGCCCACCAAATTCACCTTTCAGTTTCCTACAACTTTGTATTGCTTTGTCGAAATTCTGAGTAGAGTAGTAGTCGTGCATTTTCACATGTTTGTCTTGTGCCCTTAGGTCACAAAATCCGTCTAATACTGTATATATACGGATACCCACAGTCTTACCTTTTACTGCAAGATCGTCCACTTTAAGATAGAAGAAGTCATCCTTAGTAGCATTATATGTGTTCTCACCTACTAGTAAGACACATCCGTATTCCTTACATTTTGATTCTATTCTTGCGGCGGTACTTACTGAGTCTCCAAGCACATCATAGCTGTGTCGTAGAGTAGAACCCATTTCGCCAAGATAACCAAGACCAGTATTAATCCCAGCTCCCATACCCACAGGCGGGCGTCCTTCTTTTGTAATTTTATCATTGAATATCTCCACTGCTTTTAACATATCCAAACCACACTGAACCGCAGTTTTAGGATGGTGGGGGTCTTCGATTGGAGCGTTGTGTATATGCATAGATGCGTCACCAATATACTTGATTACCATTCCTTCGGCATCCAGTATCGGTTGTGTAATGGCATCCATATACCCATTCATTATTTTTGTCAACCCCTTAACGTCATCACCAAATGACTCACCCAATGGAGTGAATCCTCGTAGGTCTGAGAAACAAATTGATATCTCTTTCTTCATACCGTCTTTAATGAGTGCTGGATTCTCCTGTAACATTCTCACAACAGTAGGAGATGCATATCCAGCGAACTGTTTCTTGATTTCCTGTTTCTCAAAGAATTCCTTTGTGAACCTATTGAATATAGCATGGAATCCAACTAAGGTTGTTACCATAACAATCCAACTCCAATCAATGAGAACTAGACTATTCATAAAGGACTCATATGAGAAGTAGAATGTACATAATGGAATAGAAACAATCATAATACCAGATATCCAATAAGGAGTTCTGGATGCAAGAAGTATCAGTAATAGTCCTAATCCAATTGCAGCTAACCATTCTAGTAGCGTTGATTCTGCATATCTAATTAGAGTCTTGCCATTCAATATTGTCTGCAAAGATGTTGCAACTGGAATGTATGAGTGCTGTTCACCTTTTGGTGTTGCAATAATACTACTAAGTCCTTCGGCAGTTGCACCGATAATGACTGTCTTACCTTCTAGAGATGTGTAGTCACTTGCACTAGCACTTAGTGTAGGGAAATCTGTGTTATACCTCAACCAAATCCTACCAAAAGAATCTGTCTTGATTGTGGGGTATGATGGTACACGCATTGCTGTGATACCACCCTCTTGTGTCTTTACTTGATACGATGGGTCGCCTGTTGCAACCCGAATAGTCTCCATTGCAATAGATGGGAATATCTCTTCCCCCACTTTCATCAATAGAGGAAGTCTTCGAACCACACCGTCTATCTCTGGTACTGTTGATATGACACCAACACCATCAGCGTTCAATCCTAGTAGTTCTATCGGGCCTAACATACCATCCCACTCAAACAACCAAGGAAGTGGGTCACCTATCTTAGCAACGCCTCTTGGGACTGCATTCTTATTTGTTTGGGATGTACCTGTTTGTGCAATGACAACACCATTACCAGCAATCGCTTGTGCTAAGTCCATATCACCGTCTAGTCTATCCTGTTCTGAGAACAAGATTGGTAGTATGATTATTCCAGCACCAGCATCTCTGAGTTGCCATATCATATCTGCAATGACAGTTCTCTTCCAAGGCCACTGTCCATACTTCTCTATAGACTTCTCATCTATCTCTAGTATTGCAATGTCTGATGATGTTATCTGAGTGTCGTATTGTTGGATTAAGTCGAATGACTTTAGACGTAAAGTTTCCTTAACAAAGGGGTCACTCCAACCAATATACGATATAACTATGAGGGTTATTAGGGCGGTTGCCCAGTGTGTGATCCATTTCATAGGACTATTTAGTAGGTTAGTATTGGCTGACTGTTACGCCACACCCACCGTTACTGGTACACACACCTGTCAATGAATATGTTCTTGGGTTAGAACCGTCTTGATAAGTACTGACTGTGTATGCGCCACCAGCATTAGTCAAGTCTAGTGAAAGACTGTGTGCTCCATTCATCCCCCCACGTTGTACACTGGTTACTGTATTGTCATCACCAGTTAACACTATGTCTGCAAAGTGAGTTGCACTATTTCTTTGTTCAAGAGTAACACTATTATCATCTCCATCTATTTCAATAAATCCCTGCTTTTTACCATCTGCATATTGCAAGTGACTTAGTGTGTTGAAATCACCGTCTATGATATGTGACATATGATGTCCAGAATTTGCACCGTTGCTGTTAACTTGGGACGTAATAACCGTATTGTCATCACCAATTATTCCTATGTACTGTTCGTGATTGCCACTGTCATTACCATCAACACTGCCGTCTATCTTCTTGCCCTGTCGTGCGTCTATTGTATTGTTCTTGCCAGACACAATACCCCTCATAAAACTATTGTCAGCACTGCCACCTTGGTATGTAGTTATAGTATTATCATCACCATACATGTATCCTTCAACAACCATATCATCACCTTGTTGAGTCATTGTCATTGTATTATCATCACCAGTAATAGGTGTTGTACTGGCTGACAATCCGCCAATGGAGTTGTCTTTGCCGTCTTGTACAACGGTCAGCGTGAAATCATCTCCAACTTGCCCAAGGTATAATTCATTCGCTTCACAAATCTGTACAGTGAAAAATGATATAATTAATAGCACGCCCAAATGAGTGCCTGTAACTGATTTACCTAACTTGGATAATAGTAATTTCATTATTACTCCCTTCCCCTATGGGGATGTCGTAAAGTTCTATTTCGTCTTGTTTTAAGTTAATTCTGTAATCATGGTTCTTACTTAAATCAGCATCAAACACATTATTACCACCATCTCTTCTAAACTTCCAGTTTGTATTGTAGTCATATATCTCAACCCCTGTATCTGGGTTTTTACCTAACTGAACACCATCTTGCATCTTAGTGAATTCATCTCTCATCTGTAGTGCAAGTTGTTCATTAAGAATGTCTAGAATATTTGCTAACAAATCTGCACCAAGAAAATCTAAATCTAAGGAAGTTGCCCATGTCGAATCTTTGACATCTAGCAGTTCATCTGTCTGAAAAGCGTCAAATTCTAGATAGTCTATACCCAAGAAATCTGCAAGTTTCTTAGCCCTTGCTGATTCTGAATCTGGATCTAATTCTACAGGCTTTCTTCTAATCAATAGATTCATAATACTAGACTCATCCATATCAAGAATTACTGGTTTGGTAGGTTCTGTGTATGGACTAGGTACAACAGTCGCCTGAAATGCCTGATTCATAATAACCATACCCACCTCAGATGATACTGTAATCTCACCGACAACACAATTACCATAAGAATTGCATGAAGGTAGAAGTACAATAGTACTGCTACCGAGCTCGTCAATTGTCATAGAGAAATCAGTTCCCCTAACGCCAACTACGGCGGTAGGAGTTCTAATCTTTATATTCTGTCTACTATTCTTTGCAATCTGTCCAGACGCATATCTCATCGTGCCAAATGAGGCCTTTAGTGATAATGAACCTGTCTGTGTAGCAGGGTCATATACAAAGGAATCAATGACTAATTTAGAATGCTCTGTTACATCTACTCTAGTCTCATCAATGAATTCAATAGATGTTCGCCCACTCTTGGTACGAACTGTATCCATAGATTCCATACCAAAACCCTTGTCAATGGCTTCAAAACCGTCATTGCCACGTTCAATATTTGTTTCGCCCTTCTGTTCAATAACTGTACCAATATTTGCAAATGCAGAGGTTGTTATTAGAACAAAAAGTATACTAGTCCGACTGATTAATGTCAATGTCAAAGTTATCGCCCTGTATGTCGAGGTCAACAGTCTGATCGTTCAATCCACTTTGGTTAATGTCAATCGTACCGCCACCGCCTGTTACATTTACGTCTATACCATGTCCAGTAGTGCCGTTACCAGTTTGGACAGTTGTTATTGCAATACCTTCATTAGATGCAGCAGATGTAGTTGCTAATGATGCACTATTGTCGAGTACAACTGTAAGTGCAGCATTTGTTCCGTTGACGGTAGAGTTTATGATACTATTATCACCTGTCACTGTAAAGTTAACTACAGCAGTTGATGCATCAGCAGACTCGCCAATATCAAAGGTGAAAGCGTTACCGTCACCAGTAGCTGCTATATTCAAAGTTACGTCATCACAGTTTCCGGCTGCAGACGAACTACAATCTAAATTTACTGTATTTGATGATCCGTTAAAAGTCCAAGCGCCTGTGTAATTTGCGCCCCTAATTGTTGCTTCAATTATGTTATAGTTACCTTGTTGTGTAATCGCAAAAGTCATGCCATCACCATTTATCACAGCAGCGGTAGTAGAATTTCCTACTACGTTATCAGTACCGTCCTGTGTAATATCTAGATCTAAATTATCTCCCACCTGTGTAATGTAAATATCGTTGGCAGCAGAGTATGGCGCAAGCACCAATGCGGTTATCATAACAAAGAATAACCTTAGTATGTATCTGGTCATTTCTTCTCCTTTATGTAAAGGTCTGTTTCTTCATAGTTCCACAAACCTTTTGATTCGCCCTTTCTTATCATGTTAATAATCGCTTGGTCGATTGCCGCTTTAACTGCAATAGAGGTCGGCTCATTTGCTGCCGCACCACTCTCCATTTCAAATGCCCTAGTTCCCATTTCGAAGAACCTAAAGACATTAAAATCGTCCTTTACACTAGCAATAGTTTTCGTGACATTAACTGTTAAGATAACTCTGCCAGAGTTAACAGAAACAAGTCTCATTGAAACTGTAACTTGATCTGTCCTATAGGAAGTATCGCCTCCAACACCAAAGTAGCGCAATCCTGTGCCTCCACTTACGGTATTAGCATCGTATCCGACAATACCCCCTTCCAATATCAAACCAGCTAACTTCAAGGGTTTAAGCTCTGGTTTCTTTTCACCTTTTTCATATTGTTCATATGTGGACTTCGCTAGTTGTCTTTCTTTAACTAGATTATCGAGTCCCCCTCGTTCTATCACTATAAACCAATCACCCTTAGCTGCATTTTGAAGGGCATCTATTACCCAAGAATCTGCACCTTGAGTGACGGCTGATGATAGATTTGAAAACCTGTCATTAGGTTTTCGTTGTCCTGTCTTATCTTGAAACGAGTACACCGCAATAGTCATCGGTGGAGCGTCCAATAATGGGAGGTCTTCCAGCCTCTCCTGTACACCACTCACAAATTTAGTGGGTGGTTGTATATCTAAATTCTGTTGGGCTGTAGTTGAACATCCCCCTAATATACATGCAAGAATCAAACCAACTATGTAATTTTCCATTCAGAAACCAAATCCAGTAAGAGGAACAACTATTTCTGTTACAGTACCATCCTCATCAGTTATCGTTACTGTAATAGTTCCTGCTGTTAAATCCTTCACCCAATAGATAGTCGCACCTTCCAACTCAGCAGTACCAGAAAGAGCTCCATCATCCTCAAACATACTATCGACAAGATTCTTAGAAATTTGAGCGTAAATACGAGATTCGACATTATTAATAAACTTATTAATAGTTTTATTAGCTTCTTCTCTAGCAGCTTCTCGTTCAGCTGATTCTTTATCGTCTTGTAATTTTTGTTTGCGATTGTGCTCGATTTGAGCAATTGAAAGGAAGTGTTGTGACTGTCCTATTCCACTAAATGAAGGGCTGCCAAATGTATGTACTAGGTCGCTTGCGTAACTAGTTATCGGTGTTAGTAGGAGTAGTATCCCTAGTAGTTTTATTTTCTTCATGTCTTGATCCGTACCTCTGTAAAATTTCTTCTATTTCACCATCTATAGGTTTACCTGTCTTGTCGTAATGTTCTAATAACATTGAGAGCTTAGTATTTAGACGTATCAAGTCGTTGTCGAGCATTCTTATTCTATCAACTAGTGCAATAAGTGTTCCCATTGTCTGCCCAATAATAGGGTCTATAACTTCAGTAACCCACTTCCATATAAAATATACGAAGTATCCAAGGCCAACTGCTGCCAGGATGGGGAATCCATACTGATTAATTGCTTCTACCAATCCCTCCAACTATCCACTCCTTTAATCACGCCTGGCATCTTCCTTACCTTCGTTTGCCGCAATCCTGTCAATGTTTGGTTTAACACCAAACGCATAACTCATCAGAGCGTCAATCTTTACCAAGTCATTGTTCATAGTCTGCACACGATTATCTAATTGTCCTATTATACTTCTGAGGGTCGTTACGCTACTCGTAACTCCTGCTAATATAAATCTAATTGTAAGGAACACAAAATAACCAGCAGCAATAGCACCTGATATCGGCGCACCAACGTCACCAATGAATGATAATATATCCATATGTTTACTCTCTCAATAACTACTATTTATAATAAAAAGGTCTTAAAACAAGTATCCACTATTACATAGCTATTTATATGGTGTGACAAAAAATTGACACAAAAAAAAGGGACGGAGTTTTGACACTCTGTCCCTTATTCCCACATCAAAAGTTTTCTATGTTTCACAACTGGGTGGGGTTATTGATGTGTTGTATACCACCCCTTGTTGCTAATCTATTTTGGGTCTGTATGTTATACCTCTACCCTAGTATAGATACCTATTCGTTTGCCAACTTTTCAAAGTATGACATAGCATCATCATCGTCATCAGATGCCGCAGGCGCACTGCCTTTCATAGGTTCTGGTGCAGATTCAGACTTGAACTGAGGTTTAAAGTCAGTCGTACCTTCATCTTCCATAATCCTATCAGCAGCAGTCTTAGCGGTGTTTACTGTACCAGTAAGAACTGCATCTAAACGAGTCTTCAATTCATCATATGACTTGAAGTTAGACGGTGCAAGAAACTCAGCAAGTGAGTGTTGACTAGCATAGATTGTCTCCAACTCTTCATCAGTTGGTTTCAATGCAGATTTAGCATCCAAACCAGACTTATCGTAGTTCCAGTAACCATCTACCTTGCGAATCTTCAACATGAAGTTAGCACCTTCCCAAAAGTCAAATGGGTTGACTGGCAACTCATCTGGAAATTCTGGTTGCATTGCTTCCATCAACTTATCAAAGATTTTCTTACCGAAACGGTAGAGCATCACTTTACCCTCATTCTGAGGATTAGTTGGATCAC